ATCACTTCCACCAGAGCCACATGGGAAAATCTGGTCAATATCACCAGCAATGCGCAAACCAGTGTCACCGTTTTCAATGTGCAAGCGTGAAGATAAAGTTCCAATACTCCCCACAGTGGAGTTGGCGGAAGCAAACCTTAGCAGTTCGGGCCCGAACAGACGGTTGATATATAGAGGTAAGGTGTTGTTTACGGTAATATAAACATGACCATCTTGTGCTGCCTCAAAGCCAACAGTTCCGCTATCTGTAGCAGTTTTGCCGACCAATACTGTTTCTGTGTTGTCAATCGTCATCGCTGTGGAGTTACCATTGTCGTCAATGCTTGGAACAGCTATAGTTTCCCAACCAGATCCATTGTAAATCTCTACCCGATCTGTAGTTGTGTTATAAATCATATTGCCTTCAGCTTGAAAAGTTAAAAGATCTCTTGCTGTAGTACTAATTTTGTTAAATCTTACTGGATTACTTAGGTATTCCATGTGTTGTGCAATATGAACCATTGCGTTATATTCAGTAGTAACTTCATAATTTGTGGCCGTGCCATCTACAACACTTGCTAATTGTACAGCGCTATTACTGATAGTTGGTCTTAACGCTAACTGTAAATAATTTGATTGCGGGCTGATGTCATTTCTATCATGAGATGTAATTCTCAGTAAGTTGTTTTGAGAAAATATAGATGCCCTAGTTTGATATGCAGAACCATCTGTAGCTTCAAGGTTAATTTGAATATTTGCATCAGTAGAAATATCTAATGGGTTAGCAACATCTTCAACAAAACTAATTGGATTAGCGTTAAGGAATTTCTTTGAGTTAATATCTAAGTTACCGCCAAGCTGTGGTGATGTATCAGCAGAAACATCTGGGTCTTGCGCTTCCGGTCCCTGTAGTCCTTGCAGACCTTGTGTACCAGCTTCACTTATACCTTGCAAGCCTTGAACACCTTGCATTCCTTGAATACCTTGTAGGCCGATTAAACCTTGAACACCTGCGCCCGTAAGACCCTGCGTCCCTTGTGTACCAATAGCACCAGTTCTTTCAAAGGAAATAATTAAATCAGTTTGGTTTGTAAATGATGTTCTGTTTCCAGCTTCCCAAACCACGCCGATTTCAAAGAATCCAGTTTCTTCTGTAACTGTAGATATTGAATATAAAACATATTGATTTGGTATACCTGCAGGAGACAATCTGATATGTCCCTTAACGTTACCAGCGGGATCATCGGTAGTTCTTAAATAAGATTGAATATCTACTGTTGCTGAATCCGCGTCGTCAATGTATAGTACCGTAGCAAATTGAAGGTTGGCTGCATCGGCAGCAAATCTACCAGCACCAGGATCTCCACCTAATGTTGATGTATTCCAAGAGTATGGAAATTCTGTACCGCCATAAGAACCACTTGCACCTTGGAAACCAGACGTACCTTGAATACCTTGGTTACCATCGGCACCGTCAGATGGACCTTGAATACCATTAACACCTTGTACACCTTGAGTACCAGCTCCAGTAGTGCCTTGAAGGCCAATGCCCTGAATACCCTGTGGGCCTTGTGGTCCGTCAGAAGGACCCTGTAAACCTTGTAAACCCTGTGATCCAGAAGAACCTTGTACACCAACGCCATCAGCACCTTCAGTACCTTGAATACCCTGTGCACCATCAGATGGACCTTGAATACCTGGAGGACCCGCTGGACCTTGCGCACCATCAGATGGACCTTGGATACCAAAGGATCCTTGCACACCTTGAACTGTTACGCCTTGGTTACCCTGTACACCTTGGAAACCAGGTGTTCCTTCTGTACCTTGGAAACCTTGAAGTGTAGTACCTTGTGTACCTTGCGAGCCCTGAACACCTTGCGCATCAAAACCTTGAACACCTTGGTTACCTTCACCGGCTAAACCCTGTACGCCGGCATCACCTTGAATCCCCGGTCCTTGTACACCTTGGAAACCGTTTTCGCCGACGCTACCTTGTAAGCCTTGAACACCTTGGATACCGGTATCACCTGTAACACTTTCACCCTGAACACCTATGGTACCTTGAATACCTTGTAGGCCAAGTAAACCCTGAACACCTTCATCGCCAGTAATACCTTGAACCATTACACCTTGGATACCCTGTGGTCCTTCGTCACCTACACCATCGGCACCCTGCATACCTTGAACGCCTTGGAATGCTTGTGCACCCTGAGTACCCTGTGGACCTTCTGGGCCTTCAACGCCTTGCGGGCCAGGAATATTACTCGGATTACCTTGAACACCTTGAACACCTTGAGGACCAGTACCACCAGGTCCCTCGTCACCTTGGAGACCTTGCATACCCTGTAATCCAAAACCTGCAGGACCATCGTTACCCTGTAAACCCTGAACACCTTGGCCACCGCCGCCTTGAATACCTTGGAAACCAAATCCTGCTGGACCGTCACCACCTTGGATACCTTGGACACCCTGCGCCAAACCTGCAGGGCCCTGGAAACCTTGAAAACCTTGTGTACCCTCATCACCAGGATTACCTTCAATACCTTGGATACCCTGAGCAGAACCAGCTTGACCTTGAACACCTTGGCCGCCAAGTCCACCGCCAGCACCTTGAAATCCTTGGAGACCTTGTAGACCTTGGATAGAACCTGCAGGACCCTGAACACCTGGGTCGCCATCTTCACCAGCAGTACCCTGTGGACCGGTCGCGCCAGGCGTGCCAGCTGAACCTTGTATTCCTAAACCATCGTTACCATCTGTACCCTGCAAACCTTGTACAGAACCTGCCGGTCCTTGTATACCAGGTCCACCGTCAGCGCCTTGAATAGCGATACCATCAGTACCCTGGATACCTCTTTCACCTTGTATTCCGTCGCCTGAGCCACCACCTGCAGGACCTTGTACACCTTGAGGACCAGGGGCTCCAGCACCACCGCCGCCTGCACCTACACTAGTCCAAACAGTACCTTGAAAACCTTCAAATTGTTTAGATGCCGTGTTAAAACGCAAATGGCCTTCTGAACCAGTTGGCCTCTCGCCTGTAGTACCGGCAGGAATTTGAACAGCACCTGTTTCACTTGTTCTTGGAGTAATGGCATCGAAGTTATCGTCCATTTCCTGATATGTTAAAGCACTACCCTTATCGCCGCGTTTAGTAATTGCCATTATGTTGTTTCCCCGTCTTGGTTGTAGTATTCACCAACATATGCACTCCAACCGCTTCCGATGGATACTCCACTCGATGAAACATAGTCGTCAAGTACATAGCCGGCCAACACATACAAATCTTGTGCGTTACCGTTTTGTATATTTATATAACCATCGACCACATAATTTGGAAGAGCATACATGTACGAATAATCGTCAACAGCATAAGGCTCGATGTATCCTGGGTTATCTTCAATATAATCAAAATAAGCATATTCAAAAAGTTGTTTTTCGTCTCTTCTCAAAGGAGACGTGTATACTATTTGAGCTTCAATAGCCGCTCTTAATACTGGATCTGTTTCTTGTGCTAAAGCAGTCAGTAAAGCAAAATAATCTGGATTAGATCTGGTGAAGTTAAGAGAACCAGCAAAATTACCTTTAATAGACATTTTATCCGCCTGCGTTTACCTTGGCATGCCCAGATGCTGAGGCGTTAGGTACAAAGTGGCACGCGTGCCCACCTGTCGCATCTCCCATACGATGTACACCTTTCCCTGCGACTTTAACTTTAGTTGAAAATCCATCCACTGGATCTCCACAGCCAGTCGCGTCTCCGTCACGGATAACTGGGTTTCCGCCGGCCTTCACTTTGGTTTGTGAAGCTTTATAATTTGTTTGATGAAAAGGTTTTGGATGTCCTGGTGGTGGACCATTACACGCATGGCCAATATGTTTATCAGCTGTTGTGGATACAAGTGGCATTTCTTTTTCCTATAATTGTGGTACTAAATTATCCATATCAAAATTAACACTTACACCACATCCACAGCTACTATGAGCGTTTGGATTTTTAATTTCAAAATTCGATCCAACTAAACTCTTAACGTAATCTACTTCTGTTCCAATTAAAAACATAACCGCGTGAGATTTTACTGCAAAATATCCATCATCGCATGTGATTACTTCGTCTCCTGGTTCTAAATCTTCTACCTTTGCGGTGCCCCACTCATATTCAAAACCAGCACAGCCACCACCCTTAACGCTCAATGTGATAGCGTAGCATTTGTTTTCTTTACATAATTTACCAATTTGTTGGTTGGCATTTGGCGTGACTGTGCAAATAGTCATTAGTTATTCCTTAATAAAATGGATGCCCTGAGCGGGCACCCTTGAAAAGCTTAAGCTGCTTCTAGTAATTGTTCCTTTGCAATTATATATTCTTTTACTAAACCAGACCTGACGATATCGTTTACGCCAAATCTAACTACGTCAAAGCTTCTAATCGCATCTAAAACTTTTATAAAGTCGTGCAACCCTGTAATGTCCGCTCTATTTCGTGATTGTTGTAAGTCATCTTGTTTCGTGTCTCCACAGAAAATAATCTTTGATGATTCACCAACCCTCGTAATAATACTGTCAAGCTCGTGGTATGTCATTGATTGGCATTCATCTACAATGATGACTGCGTTATCAAATGTGAGTCCTCTTACAAACGATGATGTTTTGAACTCAATCATTCCTTTTGTTTTTAAAACTTGATAAGCATCCTTTCTTCCAAATAGATCGTTAACAATATCAGTGTATGGTGCTTCAAACACTGCCTCTTTTTGTGCCTGAGAACCTGGCATAAAACCCTGTTCCCTTGTCTGAACCGCAGATCTAATTATGACGACTTTTTCATACTCTCCTTTCTGTAGTACATCGTTGAGTGCCAAGTATGTAGCACACATTGTTTTTCCTGTACCTGCTGTTCCGATGGCTGCGATATTGTACCCTTGTTTATAAGAAGAAAATAAATCACCTTGCGATGGTGTGAGTGGATTAATTTTGCGCATTCCAAACTTATTGTTTAAGATGTGCATCATATAATCTTGTTCACGTTCTACTCTTCTTTTTTCTTTCCTGGATAGTCTTCGCTGTTTTGCCATGAAACCTCCTTATGGTGTATTACCATGTGTTAATTTTGTTTTTTGCACCATCCTTTTTAAATGAACCGGGATGATGTTTTTTAACATTCTTTAGAACATCACGAAACGCGTCGTCAGGCTTTCTTAATCCCAAGCGAACAGAGTCACCGATAGACGGTGCTTTCACTATCAATTGTTTAATGTTTTGGTTATTGTCTAGGTATTCTTGACGTTCCGCCATTGACATAATTTTGTCAAAGCGTTCGCCATTATCAGTGTTTTCAAAAGTATAAGTAGGCATTAATTCTCCTATTTTATTACAAAAAAAGGAACCAAATTACGGTTCCCTTACCGCATAGTATATCACCTATGCTTATATTTATATAATTTGTATGTTAACCAACGATTGTTTCGTAAATTTCTTTCCAATTATTGCAACGTGGCATATCGCCAACAAATGATTCTTTGTTGAACGGATGGTTAACTAGAATACTATCCAGACCGAGAGTCCGACCAAGAACTGCATTCTCGACTTTATCTTCAATCCACCAACATCCAGTATCACGATATGGTTCAAGGACTTCATCCTTGTCAGCACCAGTATCTATATAAGTATAAGACTCAAATACGGTAGGACCAAACATTTCAATTAAGTTTTTGGTACGAAGGTGACCAGCATAAGGGTCAGTACTAAGTGAACTGATTACACGAAAGATATAACCATGTTCCTCATGTAATTTACGTACATACTTAATAGCATCACGAAGAGGTGGAAGCTTACGAATCCAAGCTGACTCGTTAAACATCCGAACTAGACGTTCTTTTTCTTCAAACTCCAAACCATAACGAGTACCAATGTCGTATTCATTTTCGCCGTTAGCGATTTGTGTATAACCGTGACGCTCCATCCATTGTGTAAATGAGTGGACCCAGTCAAGTAGAACTCCGTCTACGTCGGTTAAGATTACTTTTTGGTTTAGCATATATTTTCACTTTCTTTCATTTTATATTCGTATTATAACAAAAAGGGGATTGATTGTCAACCCCCTTTTTTAATTTTTTATGCGGCTTGAAGTTGTCCAAACCGAGCTTTAATTCCACGTTCGTCAGTCTTGTACATTTTTCCATCTGGTGTGGAATATACGAAAGCATACTTTGGTGAGCGTGTTTTGTACTTAACAAGCTTTTCACCACGTTTGTTTTCCATAACTAGACCAAGACGATCAGCTTCCATTTGTAAAATCCGGTCAACCATTGTAGTTGCACCTTTTACTTTTGCTGAAACTTTAATTTCAACTTCGGCGTCAGAAAAACGCATGTTACCAACTTCAAATTCTAGGTTAGCACCAAATTTGTCTAGCACAGCTTGCATTTCAGTACGAAGAGAGTTAAGAGTTGCTTTGTCGAATTTTGTAACTTTTTTCATTTGGTAGATTCCTTTTTCGTTTTACCTTATATAAACAATATAACATATTAAAACAGGTTTGTCAACAGTTAATTTGATTTAATTACAAAAAAGAATCGTTTAAAAACAACTACTTATTATTTTTTTTCAAAAGATTAAAATCGTCCTCTAACCAGCGCTCAGAAAGCTTTGATTTTCGCTTCTCTCTGCGTTGCTTTTTACGATTTTCTTTCTTTGAAGAATAATCGTCCTTATCTCCCCATTCATCATCGTCCCATGTTTCTCGGAAGGATCTACGCTTGCCCATTTTTTTATCCGTTTGTTGTTTCGTTAATTAGTTGTGGAAATGCTTCTTTAATTACTTTAAGTGAAATACCTTTAAAGGGCTTTTTACAAATCATGTAATTGGCCAACAAGTCTGCATCATCATTATCAATATCTTCTAAAAACGATATAAAAAGTGATTCGCGCTTTATTTGTGCAATGTTGTCGTATCCACCACCTTTTACAAATATGCGAAGACGACGAGAATCAGATATAAGCATAGCTTTAGCCTCATCCTCATAATCATTTTTGTTCCAAGGTGGAGGAGTATCAGGAATTAAAAACTCGATAGAAGGATCATACGTAGCCTGAATGACCGTACGTAATGCAAAGTTGTCACGCTTTTGTAGGTTTGCAACCTTTTCCTTAGATGTTTTTAATTTACCAGTTTCAGCTATAATTTCGCTAATTGATATGTGTACCGCCATATTAAAAGTCCTGTATATCGGTTATGAGATGCTTGAGTTTTTTCTGGATAAAATAGTTAAACAGATGTTCTCTACCTATATTTTTTTCCTCGTTATACTCTGCACGAATTTGATCCTGATATTTCTGAGGAATTTCAGATAAATCAATCATCATTTTGTTACGATAAAAACGACGAAGAGTTTCTTCGTCCATGTTTTGTGTACCTTCTGAGTACAAAGCTAGTCGCTTTTTAGTCATAGCTTTTTGACGTTCGCCAACAGCCAAGCAATTGTCTGGTGACAAAATATTTGGTACGCCATCACCAGTATCACCTTTAAGGATATGCTCCTCTAGGTATTGTGCTGGTTGATCATGGCGAATCCAACGCTTGCGAATGGGATCATACTGATCTACATTTGCGTATTTTTGAAGTTGAATAAAGTCTTTATCAGCTGAAAGAATAAGGAACTTTTCAGAACCAATATTCAATTCAGATCCGTGTTCATGAATAACAGCACCGATGATATCGTCTGCTTCACAATGATCTAGATGAATTACCTTATAAGGAAAGAATTCTTTAATTTCAGAACGAACGTTATTCATTATTTGAAACAATGCGTTCCAGTCCATTCCTGATTTATCCCTACCAGCTTTACGATTTGCTTTGTAGTAAGGATATGCCTCTTTGCGCCACGTATTTTTACCG